CGGCTTTAGCTTAATACGATCAGGGTCAATCTGGACAGTCCTGGGTCAAATGAGCACATACGGATGACAAAATGCTAAGTAGAACTTCTTCATTCGCAGGATCAGTTGCACCTCGCAATGTGACAAACCAGACATTTAGATATTTTAGGTTTTCAGTTACAAAAGTTAGAGATATTACACAGGATCCAGGATATGCAGTTGGTATAATGCAATTGGCTGAATTCCAGCTCACTTTTATGGGATCACGTGTTGATTACACCGGAGCTACGGCCACAAATACGGGAGGCTTCAATCCGGCTAACCAGGATGCGAGTAAGGCCATAGACAATAACACATCTACAGTCTTTCTTGACATGTCGGGAAATGGAACAGTTGGAGCCAATGCAACGGGTGCAGTAAAGTCCTGGGTCCTGCAAATTGATTTTGGATCTAGACGGACTATTGATGGTTTTAGGTATGTCACGGGCGCCGACGTCAATGGGCGTGATCCAGTCCGTTGGGTTCTTGAGGGTAGCAATGATAACTCAAAATGGTCAACAATCCATGTTCAATCAACGGATGCCTCGATCACCACAAGCAGGACAACACAAACACAAATCTTTTATATTACAAGAGGATTAAGCCCATATATCGCAGGTCTCTTTAGGTCTACCTACACGGGTTACATGGGTTCTCTCGTTGACACAAACGACAATGTCAACTTCTTTGATGGAGCGACTCCTACTGCAACAGACGTCCAAACAACAGTTATACAAGACTCTTCGACCGATGAAGGCACCGACTACAGCAGACAGTGGCTGGGGTACTTTGTTCCATCTACTACAGAGACCTACACATTCTACCTTGCATCAGATGACTGCTCGTGGATGTGGATCGGTAGTAATGCTTTGTCTGGATACACAAGAGCAAATGCGACAATCAACAACGGAGGCCTACACGGTCTCGTCGAAGTGTCAGGTACTGCTTCTCTCACCGCAGGTGTCTATTATCCAATTCGAATCCAGTATGGAGAACACCAAGTCGCAGACCAGATGGACTTTAACTACTCCACAGCAACAATCGTGAAGACTACAAACGTGACCGGAAAAGTCTTTTACCACCCAGCAACAAAGGGATTCTAAATGATCAAAGCACTTCTAAAGGACGAAGAAGGCCAGTCCACCGTCGAGTACATGCTCCTCATCAGCGTGATCGTCATCGCCATCGTTGCGGCGGCGTACGTGTTCATCGAGCCCTTCAAGCAGGGCGTCCAGGACCTCGGCAAGGACGTGAAGAAGATCCTCTCCGACGGCAAGATAGGAAGAGTAGGAACGACACGTTAACTGTTTAATGCACAGAATTAAAATCTGTCCATGAACAAACAAATTATCTTCGTTGCCGATCTTTTTGCTGAGCAGTATGCAGGAGGTGCAGAGTTAACCTCTGAAGCACTGATTGATTCTTCACCTGAACTTGTAAAGAAAGTTCATGCAAGAAATCTAACAATTGAATTCTTACAAGAAAATGCAGATGCATTCTGGATTTTTGGTAATTTTTCATCAATTAATTGGTCACTAATTCCAGTTATTGCGGCAAATCTTCGATATGCTGTTCTCGAATATGATTACAAATTCTGTCTTCATAGGTCAATTGAGAAGCACCAACATGAGACGGGACAAGCTTGTGATTGTCATAATAAACAGTTGGGTCAACTTGTTGCATCATTTTACTCTGCAGCAGATGCAATCTTCTGGATGTCAGAATCACAACGATCACGGTATACCGATCGATTCCCGGCACTTTTAAATCACAGAAATTCTGTTATTTTAAGCTCCGTATTTAATCAAAAGTTTTTTGACAAGATTGAAGAGATCAAGAATCGTGCACCAGACAGAGCGGGATGGGTCGTGCTTGGCAGTCAATCTTGGATCAAAGGATTTGATGATGCTGTTAAGTACCTCGAGGGCAGCGGAAAGAAGTTCCAGAGCTATTGGGATGTGCCATACGATCAGATGCTTGACACTTTGGCATCGTCTGAGGGATTTGTCTACCTGCCACGCGGTGGTGACACTTGCCCACGGATGGTCATTGAAGCAAAGCTTTTGGGTTGTGAAGTCGTCACAAACGATAACGTCCAGCATGCCTCCGAAAAATGGTGGCAGGGAACACCAGACGAGGTCTGTGATTACTTGAAGGGACGACCTGATGTGTTCTGGGACACAATAAATCGTGTGATCCAGCAGCAACCGACGCTGTCTGGTTACAGCACAACATATAATTGCATCGACCAGAAATATCCTTTTGTTGAATCAATTTGTTCGCTACTTGATGTCTGTGATGAGGTAGTTGTTGTCGACGGCGGCTCAACAGATGGTACGTGGGATGTTCTTTCTGATATGGCTAATGATAATCCTAAACTGAAGATTAAACAGATTGAGCGTGATTGGAATCACCCACGGCATGCTGTATTTGATGGAATGCAGAAAGCAGCAGCAAGAGACATGTGTACTGGAGATTTCTGTTGGCAGCAAGATGTTGATGAAGTCATTCATGAGAATGACTATCAAAAGATTCGTAATCTCTTGATAACATCACCCAAGAGTGTTAATCTTATTGCATTGCCTGTTACAGAATTCTGGGGAAGCAAGGGTAAGATTAGAATTGACATCAATCCGTGGAAATGGCGTCTGAGTCGCAATCACCCACTAATTACACATGGTATACCTTCTCATCTTCGTCGTCAAGATGAGAATGGTGACGTATATTCCATACCTGGCTCAGATGGATGTGATTATGTGACAAGAGATACCGGTGATCTAGTGCCATTTGTTAATTTTCACACGCAACAAACAGAACAACTACGTCAAATGTCAATGAAAGATCCAACTTCTAGACATCAATATGTTCAATGGCTGACAGCAGTCACACAGAATCTGCCTGGTGTATATCACTATTCATGGTTTGACTTGCCAAGAAAGATTAAAACATACAAGAATTATTGGTCAAGACACTGGCAAAGTATGTACAACATTAAGCAAGAAGACACGTCTAATAACAACATGTTCTTCGATAAACCATGGTCAGAAGTCACAAATGAAGAAATTGATGAGATTGCTGTTCGCTTAGAACAAGAGATGGGTGGTTGGATTTTTCATCAAAAAATTGATTGGAACAAACCAACACCTAGTGTTATGATTAATAGCATAACACATCCATCGGTGATGGAAGATTGGATTGAAGGTGAAAGACAATAGATTCGTTTTTGTTACACCAGCCTATAATTGTGAAGATGATATAGCACAAACTCTGCATTCGATGATGGCTCAATCCAATAAAAATTGGAGAGCCATCATCATAAATGATATTTCTACTGATAAAACACTTGAAACTATTAAGAAAGTTACAAGTGGAACAGTTTTTTCTGATCGTTTCACAGTTGTTGATAACACAGAAAAGATGGGTGAGGTTAGAAATACACTGCAGGCAGTAAATCAAATTGATGATGACGAAATCATCTGCAGAGTTGATGGCGGTGATTGGTTAACAGAAAATGATACATTATGGATGCTTGATTCTGTATATAAGAATGATGCTGTAGATGTTGTTTGGACATCACATAGGTGGGCCTATACCACACAGAATATTTCTGGTCCACTGACGCTTAAACAAGATCAAACTGTTTATCAACATCCTTGGGTTTCAAGCCATATGAAAACCTTTAGATGCAAAAGAATTAGAACAGTGCCAGATTCGAATTTTAGAGATGAAAATGGCAACTACATCACAATTGCTTGTGATCAAGCAATATTTTTGCCTATGATGCATATGTCGATCAATGAAAAAAGACTAGTAGGACATCTACCTGTTGTCTGTTATCACTACAGCATTGATTTGCATGATAAGAATCTTTTCACATCAGACAGATCAATCCGACAGAAAGTCTCAGCCGAGTGGATTCGCGCAAGAGGTTTCGTTAGATGAAGCTATATCTTGAAAATTTTGATGATAAGTCTGATTCTGGTCCTAATGGATTTACTAAAAAATTATTTAGACAGCTTGTGAACGAAGAAAAAGTTCAATTAACAGATTACGATCAATCTGATATGAGCTTCTGTCTAATAGAGGCAAGAGTTCAAAAGAATAAACCTAGAATACACCGACTTGATGGGATTTATTTTAACATCGATCAAGATTATCAATCATTAAATAATCTTATTAGACTCACTTATAATTCTGCCGATGCTGTTATTTTTCAAACGGAATTTAATCGTTCCTTAATTGAGACTTGGTTCGGGCAACATCACAACGGAATCGTGATAAGAAATGGCACAGATTGTGATCTTATCGAAAGAATACAGCCTGCAATTCACCCAATTTTTGATCAATTTTCACAAATTTGGACATGTGCAGCAGCATGGCGCCCACATAAACGTCTTAATGAGAATATTAGATATTTTCTCGATTTTGCGCCACAAGATGCTGCACTAGTTGTTATGGGTAAAGATGCTGAAACATGGCTAGTTGATCATCCAAGAATCTTCTACGTAGGACACGTATCTTGGGAACAACAAATATCAATTTGTAGAAGAGCATCAACATTTCTTCATCTTGCATGGCTAGATCATTGTCCTAATGTTGTCGTTGATGCAGTCGCTGCTGGGTGTAAGGTTGTCTGCTCAACCTCAGGCGGAACTAAAGAAATAGCAGGTAAAGACGCAATTTTAGTTCATGATGATGAATGGGATTTTAAACCTCTTCGTCTGTATCATCCACCATCACTAGACTTTGGTAATATCAAAAAAAATAACTTTGATGCAAAGATAAGAATTCAAGATGTTGCAAAAGAATACTATAATGTTATGATAAAAGTGTCTAAATGAAAGTATTTTGCTTAGCTCCAAATGAGAACTGGGTTTGTGATAGATTTGTCTATGAGTGGACAAAGCTTAATCAAGACTTGCACGTATCACATCCAGAACAAGCTGATGTAATTTGGTTGCTTGCCGATTGGTGCTGGCAAAGAATACCTAAAAATCTTTTAAAAGATAAAATTGTGGTTTGCACTGTGCATCATCTTGTTCCTGAGAAATTTGATGGACAAAAACTTCAATCATTTGTTGAACGCGATCAATATGTTGATGTGTATCATGTGCCTTCATTGAAGACATATGAACAAGTTTCAAAATTAACAAATAAGAAAATTTTCTGTCAACCCTTCTGGATCAACCAAGCAATATGGAAAAAGATTGATGACAAAGCTTCTCTAAGAAAGAAGCACAATCTACCTTTAGATGCTTATGTTGTAGGATCTTTTCAAAGAGATACTGAGGGAAGTGATCTTATAACGCCCAAACTTGAAAAAGGTCCTGACATATTTGTGAAATATGTCGAGAAATTAATTGATAGCGGCAAACATGTTCATGTTATGCTTGCTGGCTGGCGCCGACAATACATCATATCAGAGCTCGATAAAAGAAACATAAATTACACCTATAAAGAGCTTCCTGACTTTCAAACTTTAAATGAACTTTATAATTGTTTAGATCTTTATGTTGTTGGTTCCAGATATGAAGGTGGTCCACAAGCCATTTTTGAATGTGCAGCAACGGATACACCCATTGTTTCAACACGTGTTGGCGCTTCTGAATTCATCCTTGATAGTTCATCATTGTTTGACTACGATGATATTAAACTTGCGCAACCAAGAAATGATATTGCACATAAAAATATACAACAACTTCTTCTACCGCAAGGTATGATTGAATTTAGAAAATTATTTCAAAATTTCTAAGAATACCACAAGGAAAAATGATTACAATTGGATTGATTTCTTTTAACAGACTAAAGTATGTTAAAGCACTTTTTAAGTCACTTGAAAACTTAAATTTGAGCAAGATTCACACAATCGTGGTTGATAATGGCTCATGGGAAACAGGTCTTTCTGATTTTCTACAAGAAAAGCAGAATAATGGCGTAATTCAACAACTCTTTTTAAGAAAAACAGCAGAGAGAAACTGGATTAATGATGAGTATATCGCAAAAAATATAATCATCGAAAATTCACCAAATGAAATAATCCTCTTTTTGCAAGATGACTTACAATTCATTGGCAATCAAGAATATCTTGAAACTGTTGTTAGAGATTTCATGAATATGAATGTTTTATGTCTTGAGATTAATGGCGTTAGAAGGGCAACAAATTACTCAAAATTTGCATCAGGAATGCATGTTAAATCAGCAAATGGATTTAAATATTGGTTACCAGATAAGCCACATTTTCAAACAATGGGACTTTTTAAAAAATCAGTATTTGATGCTTTTGGACCCTACCCTGTTGATTGGCCTAAAGAGCGCAGCAATTGGGGACGTTCTGAAGATCACTATGATGCATTGATCAAATCTCGTTATAACGGCGTCATTAATCTCTCTTGTCATGTTCCTCTATTTTTACCAATTTGGAACGATACGAGAGGAGGATATGCTTTTTTTAGAAATGATCTAAGATATGGTCAGTATGAAGATCCTACATCAGCAACGGGTCTATATTATGAGCACTTGTCCTTAAGAGAGATTATCGCGCTTCAAGAGATCGAGAGGCCTGCATCATTTGTTGATGTCGCCAAGACTATCGATTGGAATTATGCAAAGTCACCCGATGGTGATCAATTGAAATATTCACAGAATGACATAGTCAACAGTGAAAAAGGCGTCGAAATCACTTAGTATCAATCAATACAGGAATATCAAATGAACTATGCAATTTTTCCTAATCATGTTCATGAAGCAATGGCGTCTCATGATCTTCCATTCAACCTTGTTAAGAGCTTAGGTTTTGATTGCTCAACACAAGACGAGTTCTTCCAAAATAAAATTAAAGATGTCAAACCAGATGACGTGGTTATTTTGTGGATTGGATCAAGAAATGAAGATTATCTTGATCAACTTGCAAATTTAGATTGTAGAAAGATACTTCGAAATATTGACACATGTAAGTCTGATAAGATTCCTTTCAAAAGAGAATTAGAGATTTACAATCGAGTTGGTTTTGAATCAATGATGGTTGCAATATGCACAGATTTCAATTTAAAGTTTCTAAGTGAAAAAGGAATCAATGTTGTAGAGTATCCTCATTTACTTGACTTTGCAAAGAAAAATCAAAATCCCACTAAAGATTTTGATGTCTTTATTAGCGGACAGATGACGCAGCAAAGCTACCCAACAAGATTTAAGTTGACTAACTTTTTCTTAGCAAGACCCAATAAATATAGAATTTTGTATCTACCCCACCCAGGCTATAGACTCAATAACATTACACACAATTATTACGGCCAGAATTACATTGATTTGGCGTCAAGGTGTCGATTGGGTGTTGTATGCACAGGAGATGATGATACTCTAGTTATGAAATATCTTGAGTTTGCATCAGCAAATACTTTGCCAATCGGTGACACACCCAGCAATATGCCTCAAGATGCTGAAAGAATGGTCGTCAAAGTCAGCAAGAGCATGTCTGATGAAGAGATAGAAAAGATTGTTGATGATGCATTATCAAATCATGATGTGATCACCCAGAGATCACAACAGTATCAAGATGTCATGTCATCTGCTTATGATCTATCAAGAGTTTCTACAATTTTTGAAAATGTTCTACAACGTCGCTATACTAAGTTATAGTAGACTTTCTAATGACAATAGAGAAAACATTCTTCGTACATAAAGCAGCTATAGTTGATGAAAATGTTGAAATTGGTGAAGGAACCAAGATTTGGGCATTCTCTCATATCATGAGTGGTTCCAAAATAGGAAAAAATTGCATCATTGGTGAAGGCGTCCACATTGGCAACAATGTTGTCATTGGTGATAATGTGAAGATTCAAAATCATTCGCTTATCTACGAGGGAGTAACCATTGAAAATGACGTTTTTCTAGGACCTAATACAGTAACAACCAACGATATTGAACCTGTTTCACAAGGCGACTGGTCAAAAAGATTCAGAGCAACAGTCTTCAAGAAAGGCTGCAGCGTCGGCGCAAATTCAACAATAATCTGTGGCAACACTATCGGTGAAGGATCTTTGGTAGGTGCGGGCTCTGTTGTAACAAGAGACGTTCTTCCTGGTATAATCGTTGTAGGTAATCCTGCAAAATTTTTGAGGAATAAGTAAAATGCCTGCTATCGTTAGAGACATCTTTGAGTCCTACGTTAAGGACACTTACAATCTTAGAGATTGTATTGCTGTTAATAATGGAACTTCTTCTCTCATTGCTATTCTATGGTCCATGGACCTACAGCCAGGTGATGAAGTTATTACAACAGCATTCACTTTTATCGCTACTAGCAATGCAATTCTGATTGCAGGTGGTAAGCCTGTTTTTGTCGATATAGATCCTAAGACACTTCTGATTGATGCTGATAAGATTGAAGCAGCAGTAACACCCAGAACTAAAGCCATTATGCCTGTCCATCTTTATGGAAGAATTTGCGATATGGATAAGATCAATGATATTGCTAAGAGACACAATCTTGTAGTAATTGAAGATACTGCCCAGGCTTTTGGTGCAGAATATCATGATGGCAGATATGCAGGAATGATGTCAGATGCAGGATCTTTTAGCTTCTATAAAACTAAGAATATCTCGACGTTTGAAGGTGGCATGATTTGCATACCTAAAACATCGAATCTTGATGCAGAAAAGATTAGAGCTATATGCAACCAGGGTCAGGTTGGAAAGTATAATCACGAGTACGTTGGCTTCAATTTTAGACTTGCAGAGCCACTTTGTCTAATGGCACTTGAGCAGATGAAGTTGCATATGACAGGAATAAAGGCAGAGCTAGGTCTGAGAGGACCAACACAGGGTCATTATCCAAATGTTGTTTACGAGCAACCTGCTTATAAACGAAAAGGAATAACTGGAGATTGCCCAATTGCCGAACGAGTTGCTCTAGAGATTAGAGAAAATCGTTTTCAAGATCACTATGATTCATCTGAGAAGTAATGAGTGTTATCTCCATACACCAACCAAATTTTCTTCCTTGGGTGGGATTCTTCTCTAAGATAGTAAAATCTGATGCATTTGTCATTCTTGATGATGTCAAATGCTCAAAAGGATCTTATTTTAATAGAAACAGATTCTCAACTAATAAAGAACAAGATTGGTTTTGGTTATCTGTTCCTATTGAAAAGTCAAATTTTCATTTGAACATAAATGAAGTTTTTGTTGATTCTAGCTTTATAAAGAATCACAAGAAATATTTCGAATTTGAACATTTGAAGAAGTCTAAAGAAAAAGAAGTCATCAAAGATCTACTACAAATATACGAAAAGTATGAGCAACAGGAAAGATTTAAGCTTTCTGATTTCAACTTTGACGTTATTGCGCTTCTCTTGAAGAAAATCGATGCTAAAACAAGGATCTTGCGATCTTCAGAAATTGACAAAGATAATAATCTTAAAAAGCAAGATCTTGTAATTGAAATTGTCAAAAAGCTTGAAGGTACTTGCTACTTGTCTGGAACAGGGGCATCAATTTATCAAGATTGTGATACCTTTCTTGAAAATAACATATCATTGAAATATAATGAATTTGAAATCAAAGACTCATTTTTGATTAAAAATGAATGCATGAGCATCTTTGATGTCTTTCTAAGAGATGATTTATGTCAATTGAAGAAAAGTTTAATTTCACCTTAGATCATTATAATCATTGTATTCAACTTTCAAAAGAAAAAGATTTTGTCTTTTTCAAGATGAGTGAAGCAGATAAAGCAGACCTTTGTGAGAAATCTATTGTTCTTAGACATGATATTGACACACAGCTTGATGTAGCAGTCAAGATGGCTGAAATTGAGTCAAACTTAGCAGTATCATCAACATTTTTTGTGAGATTTCATTCACATTCTTACAATCCTATGTGCATCAAAGATGCAAGAAAAATTCAAAGGATTGCAAACTTGGGACATGAAATTGGCTTACACTACGAGCCTGATTACTACACTTTGCTGGGTATGCACTTTAACGATTTTGTCAAATATGAGTTAGACTTACTAGCAGCAATATGCGGAAATTCTATTAGATGTGTTGCACCGCATGAGCCTACAAGATCAGGAATAAAAAGCATTGATGAAAATCTTGCTGTATTATTAGGCATCACGACACAAGCATATGATAGTAAAATGATGAATAAGTTCAAGTATCTTTCTGACAGTAGCTGTAACTGGAGAGAAGGATCTTGGTTTTATCATCTTAGTAGAGAAACATACAAAAAAATGTATATCTTGACTCACCCGTACTGGTGGTACGATTCTAGCCCAATAGAAAATTACTGAGGATTAACATGCAGAAGAGAAAAGTTGCAATTATTGGCTGTGGTGCGATTCTAAATCGTCATATTGATGCAATCAAAGAGAATGCAGATTCATATGAACTAGTTGCTGTATGTGACATCCAGGAAAAAATTGCCGATAGCATCGGTAAAAAGTATAAAGTACCTGCTTTTTACAGCATTGATGATTGTCTAGAAAAAAGTGACGCTAACTTCTACGCAATTGTGACACCAAATTATCTTCATTATGAACAAGCAAAGAAGTGCATCAAAATGTCAAAAGATGTCCTAATTGAAAAGCCTGCTTCGATGAAGACTAATGAGTTACAAGATCTTGTTCGACTTGCTAAGGAAAAGAAAGTTAATGCCTACTGTGTTCTCCAGGTTAGACTAAATAAATCAGTATCTGTTGTCAAAGACTGTATTGATCAGAATCTCTTGGGTAAGATTCGCGGCGTAAGCTTGATTCAAAGATGGCAGCGACCAATTGAGTATTTCTCAGGTTGGCGTGCAATACCAGAGATGGGTGGCGGGACATTACACGAAGTAGGAATCCATTACATTGACATTATGCAATATCTCATGGGCGTTCCAAAAATTGATGCTGCTAAAACGTATAACACAAAGCACAAAGATGTAGAAATAGAAGATACAGTTTATTCTATTTTAGATTTTGGCGACTTTGGAGGAACGCTAGAAGTCACGATTGCGGCAGAACCACAGAATTTGGAATGTTCTTTGAGCATTCTTGGATCTAATGGCTATCTGAAACTGGGCGGAAAAGCTTTAAACCTCTTAGAAAGCTATAATTTTTTAAGTTATGGTGCAAAAAAAACTTTTGAACATATTCTTTCGCAATATGAAAACGTTCAAAATTTAGCACCAAATAATTACGGTTCTTATTTGGGAAGTTGCCCAAATCATGACGATCTTTATCGTAATATTGATAAATTTAACCTAAATAATGCCGTCAATTCACTTAGTATTATTCAAGAAATCTATAAAAAGAGCGGGAGAGATTACTAAATGAGTATCGGAGTTATTGGTCAAGGTTTTGTCGGTGGAAGTCTCACAACTGTCTTCTCTGAGCGTGGTGAGACCGTTTATGTATATGACAAGGCCGGGAAGATCGCGTCAGGCGGAGTAAATGGCTTCCAGCGAAATGTCACGCGTGACGTTGTTTATCCAAGATCTATTGCTGAGTTTGTCCAGGAATGTGAAGGGACAAATGGATTCTCTGGTGTTTTTTTCGTCTGTGTTCCAACGCCGATGTACGAAGATGGATCACCTGATACTTCAATTGTCGAAGACGTTCTTGAGCTAGTCTGTTCTGCCCCATATACTTCAGATTCACCCCAACGTATTGCAGTTATTAAATCGACTGTGCCGCCAGGATCCACAGAAAGATGGAATAAGATGTTCAATGATCGGGGTCTCCATGTCGTATTCAATCCAGAATTTCTGACTGAGGCAAATGCTGTCAATGATATGAGAGAGCAGAATCGTATTGTCCTTGGTGGCCCTCGCCCTTACGTCAATACAGTTAGAAATATCTTTCAAAGATCATTTCCCAAGATTCCAATCATTAAGACGAGCTCCACAACAGCAGAAATGGTGAAATACGTTACTAATTGCATGTTGGCTGTCAAAGTATCATTCGCCAATGAGATCGCACAAATTTGTGAAGCTCTTGATGCTGATGGTCTCAACATTGATTATGATAAAGTGGTTGAGTATGCAAAGGTCGATCGTCGTCTTGGAGAGACTCACTGGGCAGTTCCGGGCCCTGTTCCAACGCATGACGGACGATATGTTCGTGGATTCGGTGGTCACTGTTTTCCAAAAGATATCAATGCGCTAATGAGCTTGGCACGCAGTTATGACATAAATCCTAGTGTTATGAAGGCAGCCTGGGAAAAGAATCTTGAAGTTCGTGGACCTGACGATCGTGACTGGGAGAAGCAGGTTGGTCGGGCTGTTAGTAAGAGAAAGAAGTAATGAAAGCGCTTGTTACGGGTGGTGCTGGTTTCATCGGTTCACATATTGTCGATGCTCTAATTGCTCGAGGTGATGATGTCATCTGCGTTGATGATAGATCTGCTCCACAGAATAATATTTTCTACTGGAATGAATCTGCAAAAAATATATATGCAGACATTCGTGAGCTTCACCAAAGTTTATATGATGGCGTTGATGTTGTCTTTCATCTTGCTGCTAGATCCAGAATCCAACCGACAGTCAATAATCCATCAGAGTGTTTCGCAGTCAATGTTCTCGGCACACAGAGAGTTCTTGAGAACAGCCGAACTGCAGGCGTGAAAAGAGTTGTATACTCAGCATCATCATCTTACTATGGAAATGCATCAAAACCGCCTTTTCTCGAGTACTTCCCGAAAGGTTGCACGACGCCCTACTCACTTTCAAAGTGGCAAGGTGAGGAAGTTTGCGATCTATACACAAAACTGTATGGACTTTCTACAATTTCCCTAAGATACTTCAATGTTTATGGCCCTCGAGAACCATTGAAGGGTGAGTATGCACCCGTCATAGGCCTCTTTAAGCGGCAACGGGATGCAGGTCAACCAATGACGATCGTCGGTGACGGAAAACAACGCCGAGATTTCACTCATGTAGATGATGTTGTCACAGCAAATCTCCTTGCAGCAGAAAAAGTAAATGTTACAGGTCCTGTTAATATCGGCACAGGACGAAGCTATTCTATTAATGACCTTGCCGTTATGGTTGGCGGAGATAGACTTTACATGCCAGAGCGCGTTGGCGAGACACGTGAGACACTTGCGAATATCGTGAGAGCACGCGAAGAACTTGGTTGGATCCCAAAGATTGATCTCGAATTATATCTTAATGAAAAATAAGTAACTTATAGATATAATTTAGATGTGACTACATTCCCAACTGGCAAACCTCACGTATCATTTTCTGAAGTAAAGACATGGAAAGAGTGCGGATGGCGACATAAACTTATTCACATTGATAAGTTAAATGTGTTCAAGCCAAGCCATCATCTTGACTTTGGAAAAATAGTTCATGCCGAGCTCGAGGATTATCTTGAGCACAAAACATTCGATCTTGATCGGATGAGATCTGCACTTACCAAAGCTTGGACAGAAAACGGATTCGAGAATCTCGATGCAGCAATTAAGGATGCTGAGCAGATTCTGCAAGATATCCCTGAATTTCTTGATGAGAATTTCTCTGAGTGGACATTCATGGCATCAGAACATGAGCTGTACGAAGAAATTCCAGACAATGATATTAAGTTTAAAGGCTTTGTCGACGGCATGATTCGAGCAAAGAACTCTCGTGGCAAAGAGATTCTTTGGATCATTGACTGGAAGACGACTGCTTCACCACGTGGATGGTCAGCTGACAAGAAGCGTGACTTTCTTATTCAAATGCAAGTCATGCTTTATAAGTTCTTCTGTGCTAAGAAGTTTGAGATCGACCCGAAAGATATTAAATGTGGCTTCGTATTGCTGAAGCGTGGTGCAAAGGCAGGCAAAACATGCGAGCTTATAGAAGTCTCAGTTGGTCCCAAAGCCTTTGAAAAAGCAACTAAAGTTCTTACCTCAATGATTGCTGCAGTAAGGGTAAACAAGCCTATTAAGAATAGGACTTCATGCACATACTGCGAATTCAAAAATACTGAGCATTGCAGTGGCTCAAGTGAATATGCAGCGTTTACCAATTATAAATAGGTCGTTATTATTCATTTATCCACATGCAAAAGAAAAAAGTATTAGTATTATCTGATCATGCTTTGTCTACATCAGGTGTAGGCACACAGACACGTCACCTTTTGACAGGATTGCTAAAGAAAGGTGAATGGACATTTAGGCAATTCGGCGCAGCGATGAAGCATTCTGACTATCGCACAATTGTTCTAAATGAAGACTTTATTATCAAGCCAATTGATGGTTTCGGTAATCGTGATCTAATTAGAGTGACCATTGCTACTGAAAAGCCAGATGCAATCTTGATCTTTACAGATCCAAGATTTTTCATCTGGCTTTTTGAAATGGAAGATGAAATTCATCAAATGTGCCCAATTCTTTGGTGGCATGTTTGGGATAATCACCCATACCCACAGTTTAATGATACGCTCTATCAGTCGACAGACTTGATTAATTGTCATTCATATATGACTTATGAGATGATCAAGGATAGATTCCCCAATAAGACTAATTTTATTCCACACGCTTTACCAGATGATCTATTTTTCCCACTACCTGATGATCAAAGAGCAGCATATCGTAGAAATCTTCTAGGAACTGCAAGAGAAGATCATTTTGTTGCGATCTGGGTTAATAGAAATGCGAGAAGAAAGCGTTCAAGCGATGTATTGCTATCTTGGAAGATCTTTCTTGATCAACTTCAAGAGAAAAATGGACACAAAAAAGCAACATTAATTATGCATACTGATCCTCTCGATCAAGAGGGACCGAATCTATTTGCAGTTTCAGAACATTTAAATATTACAGATAACGTCTTTTTCTCAAAAGATCGCATTGAATTTGATAAAATGAATGTTCTTTATAATATTTCTGATTGTTGCATAAACATATCATATGCTGAAGGATTTGGTCTAGGAACACTTGAGTCTATGCAGGCAGGAACACCTATTGTCGCTGTCAAGACAGGTGGTCTCACACGACAGGTTGTTGATCATCGCGATGGAAGCGAGAATGGTGTTGCGTTACCTGTTGAGTGTAAGACAATGGTGGGCTCGCAGATGGTTCCCTACATTTATGAAGATTATGTGACCGTTGAGACAGCAGCAAAAGGCTTTTATAAGCTTAGTCAACTAAATTCTGAAGAAAAGAAAGAACTTAGATCTAAAGTTAGAAACTATGCACAAACTGAGTTTGCCTACCAGAAAACAATTGATGATTGGCATAACACTATGAAAGAAACGATTGATAACTGGAAAACAAAACACGTTCGCTGGGATGTGAAGGAGATCTAATGAAGAATGTTTTGGTCAGAGCACCGCTTCTCAGCGTGTCTGGTTATGGTGTTCATTCACGTCAAGTGTTTGAGTGGGCAAAATCTATCGATACTTGGAATGTAAGCACTCAAGTCTTGAACTGGGGTAATACAACTTGGTATCTAGATCCAGATGCAGAAAATGGTCTAATCGGCGACATCATGCGTCGTTCAACAAACCAGACCAGCAATTTTGATATTTCTATCCAGGTTCAATTGCCTAATGAGTGGGATTCTGACGCTGCCAAATACAATATCGGTGTAACAGCAGCAGTTGAAACAGACAAGTGTAATCCTGCATGGGTTGATGCAGTTAATAAAATGTCTGTTGTTATTGTTCCATCTGAACATGTTAAACGTACCCTGATGTCATCAGGTAATGTTACCACACCCATACACGTCATTGGTGAGTGGTTTATTCCTGAAATTTTGACGCATAAAGAACCACTAGATCTTAAGTTTAAGACCAATTTTAATTTTTTGATTGTCTCACAAATGACATCACAAAATTCAATTGATGATAGAAAAAACATCCTTGATACACTCAAGTGGATGCTTGATGTTTTCAAAGATGATAAAGATGTTGGAATTATCTTGAAGACAAATTTTGGTCGTGGTACTAAAATTGATAAGAAATTTACTCAAGATAGCGTTGAGAAATTTATTAATCAAAATAGAAAGAGTGCATTTCCAAGAATTTATCTTATGCATGGCACTATGTCATCTGAAGAAATTGCACGCCTATATCGACACCCGACCATCAAGGGCTACATTAATCTGACAAGAGGCGAAGGCTTTGGCCTACCAATCCTAGAAGCCTCAGTCGCAGAGATTCCTGTTATTGCGACAAATTGGTCTGCTCACCTTGACTTTATGAAGTTAGGAAAATTCATCCCAATCGATTATACTTTGGTTGATATTCCTGCATCAAAAGTTGATGGTAATATTTTTGTTGCTAACACAAAATGGGCACAACCACTTGAGACCGACTTTAAAAAGAGGCTACAGAAATTTAGAAGCAGTTATGATGTTCCAAAGCAATGGGCATGTGAACTTTCTCAAAAATGTATAGAAAAATTTTCTAGAGACACAATACTTAAGCAGTACAGAGATCTTGTGAATGAATTGGAGATTAAGTAGATGATAACTACTTTATTAGCAATTTCATGTTTAATTTTGCTAATTTTGTTAGGATTCTCTGCATTTCTCAATTACCGACTAGGAAAAACAATTCTTAAAGTAGAAGATGCTATTGAAGAGTCTCTAGACGAAATAGATCAGATTTATGGAAGAATTAGTAAAATTCTAGACATCCCAGTCTTCTTCGATTCAATTGAAGTTAGACAGGTTATTTCTGATATTGAAGAAACACGTCAAGTTATACTTAAGATTGCAAATAATATAACAAATGTATCAAAGGATGAAGATGACACACAAGAAGAAAATTAGTAAAACTTCATCCGGCGGTGGTTTGAAGCTTTATTTTCATGCAGGAACACATGACGCAATTGTTCGGTTCCAGAGCGAAAAAGATGACAATACACGCGAGACAATCTATGTTCAAGAAATTTTGCCCGCATTTGATAAGCTTGTTGAAAACTTAATTTTTATACAAGGCTTTAATATCAGCCATGGCAATTTTGATGACCTAAAATCTGACTGTGTTACGTTTTTGTTTGAAACATTAAAGAAATTTGATGCATCCCGTGGAACAAAGGCATTTAGTTACTTTAACGTTGTTGCTAAAAATTGGCTAATTGTCAAAAACCGGCAACGTGCAAAGTCAGCAAAGAGAATGTGCAGCATTGATGATAAGGATGCCATCAACGAGATTGAGCTTTTGGATCTTGAGAACTACACAGTCGATCAAAATCAAGACGCAAACCTCATCAAGCAAGACGCAAATTTAAGCATATTCATGCTTCTTGAAGATATTAGATGCGACATGCTTTGTGAAAATGAGATTAAATGCATAGAGGCAATTAAGAAGATTTTCAATGAAATTGAAGATATTGAAATTCTTAATAAGCGTGCGATCTTCGTCTATGTCAGAGATATTACGGGATTGACACCTAAGCAGCTGTCAATTTCAATGTCTAGCATTAGGAAGAAGTATAAAGATCTCATGCAGACCGGCGAATACGATATTTTTTAAAATAAGGAGCAAGAATGGCTGATTTTAATAAAACGCTTGATGCACTTAACGAGAAAGACAAGAAAATCAAGCAATTTTCTGACATTCTTGACACTTTAACTTCGACAGAAGACAAGAAAAAGCTTTTGTGGAAAGAGATTTATGAAAATGCTGTTAATGATCGAGAGAATGCAGGTATCTTGTTCACTGACACATTGATGCAAGTTAAAGGAAATGCAGCAAATCACAATATCTTGGGTCCGGTTATCGTCAAGTATATTGAAAGAATGTCACGTGCAAATGATCAAATCTTAAAGCTCGCAGAACTTCTTTCAAATGAAGAGTCTAAAGAAATGAGCATGGATGCAATTTACGATAAGATAGGCGACACCTGATGTCAATCTTTTCAAGAGCAGCAGGGCCATTTGTTATACCAAATGCAAATGCTGGTGATATGCAGTCCACACAGAATTTTCTAGGTGGACAGGCAGCATTTATTACTGCAAAAGTGATTGATTTCATCTCTGATCCCAAGACATTAAGCCAATCTAAAATTGATTTGATTAAAAATGCTGTTACAAATAGCGCGCTATCTAATTCGATGCCAGTTAATTCTATCTGGTGTCAGATTATTGAAGCAAATCGTCTTGACCAGCATATTGCTTATCCATTTTTTCCTGCTCATCTTTGCCTACCAATAAAACCTGCAGAGCAAGTTTGGGTTTTTTATTCTTCATTAGATCAAGTTTATTATTGGGTGTGCCGCAAATCTGGTGATTATATCTCTGAAGATGTCAATTACACACACATTGACAGAATTGTAAATCGACCAACAACAGTCGGGGAGCCAGGGGTTGACCCACAAGTTAGTGCAAAAGATGCCTTCAATGGTGTAACTTCCAATGCTGCAAGCTTTCCTCAAGGGAAAACAGACAGTGTGTACGAGAAAACATCAGGTACATTCTTTGATGATGCAAAAATTATTGAGCAATCGCAAGAGTACCAAGAAAAGTTTATTCAAGAAGCAGTACCACGTTTAGTCAGACAACCTGGTGATCTTGTAATGCAAGGCTCCAATAATTCAACTATAGTGTTGGGATCATCTGAAAATAAAGAAGGAAAAGGCATCATTGATATTGTAACAGGAAGATTGTTAAAAACCAATTCTGTCACAAACACACGCGGATATAAAGAAGTCGATAAAACAAGAACCGCAACATCAGATGGACAAACAGATCTCATAAGCGATGATGCGCGTGTCTATCTTGGAATGAACGAAGATGCCGACGCAAATTTTCAAGTCAATATTGAAGGAATTGCAGGTAGCGGAACATCATCATGCGCCGTTGTAAAGGGTAATCATGTAAGACTCCTCGGTGTGGGTAATATTAAGATTACATCGCAAACCTCAGGCGCAAGTATTGTCTTGCAAGAATCAGGTGATGTTATTGTCGTACCAGGCGGTAATGGAAAAGTTTATTTAGCAGGCACAGAATCTGATCAAGCATATTTGAGATACGATGAGTTCAATACAATTATTAATAACATTCTAGATATTATAGAAAATTTAAAAGCTAGTCTAGGATCAGCTGCTATTGCTGCAATAAAAGAACAACCATTAGCAGCTTCTGCTGCTACTTCTCAAGGAAATCCTCCAGGAACCCCCGCAGGTGATCTAGCAATTGATTTAGCAGTTAAATTAGCAGTTGCAGATGCCAATAAAGATACATTTTTAAAGATTGATCTAGATAAAAATGATACAATAAATAAACTGCAATCAATCAAATCTCAAAAGATCATGGGAACTTGATAGTCGAATACTTATAACACGAGATGGCAGAAAGAAGCTTTAAAAATATCGGCACAACAACCACGCAATTGCAGGCTACACGTCCTGCTGCGCAAACTTTTCCTATTGGAATAAAGACACCAATGGAGTTTGGGGGTAATGGTAATCCCTACAAGATGAATACGTCTGTGCCAGAACAGATTAATGATAATCTTCGTAACATGATTTTGACTAATCGTGGCGAGAGAATAGGAAAGTATGACTACGGTGCAAATCTTCGACAAATTCTAGCAGACTTTGCAACTAATACTGACGTCGAGACTGTTGCAATGCAATCCATAATGGCAACTGTTGAAAAATATATGCCGTTTATTTCTCTTGACACATTTGAGATGCAAAATTTGCCATCAACTACTAATGCGCAAGCAAAATTCCAGATTAATATTGGTTATAGTGTGTCAAAGATTGGCGCAAATAATCAAAAACTTAAAATAATTCTTGAGGTAATGGGATAATGGCAACGACACTGCAACAAAAGCTAAAGCAACGTCGACAGAGATCATATCTTGGTAAAGATTTTGATAGTTTGCGTGATAGTCTAGCAACTTATGCAAAAAGCTATTACTCAGACCAGATTAAAGATGTATCTGAATCTTCTGTAGCGGGCATGTTTATTGATATGGCCGCTTATACAGGCGATGTCTTATCTTACTACCTAGATCACCAGTTTAACGAATTAAATCTTGAAACTGCAACTGATCCCAATAATGTTGATAGATTAATCAGAAGAGCAGGTGTTAAATACGGTGGAGCATCACCTGCAATTGTGACAATAAACTTTTATGCAATTATTCCTGCTACTTTTCTCAACGGTGTGTATATGCCAAACACACAATACATGCCTGTTATACAATCAGGAACACAAGTAAAGTCAAATTCTGGAATAATATTTGAACTCACAGAAGATCTTGATTTTAGTAAGAAAAATGCAAATGGTAACTTGATTGCATCGTATAGAATCTTTTCGCAAGACACAAGTGGTAATCCCACTAAATTTGTTGTTAAAGCATCTGGATTATGCTCATCAGGCAGAGTTGCTACTGAAAGATTCACAATCGACAGCAGTTATGTCCCGTTTAGAACGATTACGCTGTCAAATCAGAACATTAATGGTATCATTGGCGTAACAGATTCTGATGGTAATCAATATTACGAAGTTGAATCGCTTACACATGACGTTGTGTTTAAAGCAAGAACAAACACTATGTCAGATTCTGAAATAGTTGAAGATGCTCTAACAGTCATACCTGCGCCTCGTCGATTTATCGCCGAAAATAGCAGAGTCACAGGAAAGACAACTATAACATTCGGTTCAGGTGATGCAGATTCTCTTGATGATGATATTATTCCCGATCCATCAGAAATTGCTTTACCGCTTTACGGATCAAATAAGACATTTAGAAAAGCAACAATTGACCCAAACTCCTTATTAAAAACAAGAAGTCTTGGCATTACACCTACTAACACTGTTATTACAGTGTCTTATCGTTATGGCGGCGGTCTAAATAATAACGTAGGCGCTGGGACCATTAATACAATATCGAAACTTATTCACAGCTTTCCTCCCTCTACCCCATCAAGCGTAGCATCAACAATTAGAGCTACTTTTGAAGTTGATAATACAGAAACGGCCGTGGGTGGTGAAGATTCTTTATCACTTGAAGATTTGCGTGCTATTGCCTTGAACTATGCAAACTCACAAAACAGAATTGTTACAAAGCAAGATGCAGCTGCCAGAATCTATACAATGCCTTCTAATTTTGGAAGAGTATATCGTGTTGGATTTAGACCAAATCCAGTTAACCCACTTTCATCGTTATTGTATGTTGTAAGCAGAAACAGCAATGGGCAGCTTGTCTTATCAAGCGATACTCTAAAAATCAATCTTAGCAAGTATCTTAACGAATTTAGATTGATAACAGATGCAATAGACATTGTCGACGCACCCATCGTCAATTTAAAATTGAATTACAATGTTGTGCTTTACTCGACAGCAGTTAAAAATACAACATTACAAACAATTAATCAATCACTTAAGAGTTACTTTGATATTAAAAATTATCAAATAGATCAAACGATATTATTATCAGATGTAATGAATATTCTACTCAATACAGATGGTGTAATGTCTGTATCAAATATTACATTTATTGGAGTAAATGGTAATGTAAATGGTGTTGATTATAGTGATGTAATATTCAATGTAGAGCAAAACACAACTAATGGTTTGCTTGTCCCGCCCCCGGGAGGCATATTTGAAATTAGATATCCAGATTTTGACATTGTTGGAAATGCCACTTAGGAGAACCAATGTATCTAGCACTAACAGCAAGCAAAGATGCTTACATTACAAATAAGATAGTTGGATCGTCATTTCGAGCAACTGATGCCAATCTTGGTCAAGCAGGAACACTAGATCTTTTTAAACTCTATGATGAGAATAGAATCGTAGGTGAGACCAATCCTATTGAATTATCAAGAGCACTAATAAAATTTGATTATGGTGCACTTACTAATTTGATGAGAACTAAATTAGATATTAATGATTCATCATTTAGATGCAATCTTGTTCTTAGCGATGTGTACGGTGGCCAACCAACACCTACTAATTTCAAATTAATAATTTTCCCTTTGTCAAGAAGTTTTGACGAGGGCGTCGGACGCGATGTTGTTGGGTTTAGAGACATTGATGTATGTAACTTTTTGACAGCGTCTGTTTCAACTGGTAACGTTGAGAAATGGTATGTTACGGGTGCTAACAAGCAAGGTCTACTAGGCTCAAATGATATTGATATAATATCAAGTGGAAATCTCAACAATGGCAATGGCGTAGTAAATCTCTGGAAAGAACAACTATTTGCATCTGGAGAAGAAGACTTAAATGTTGACATTACTGATATTGTATCAGGAACACTTGCAGGTCTAATACCTGATTGTGGATTTAGAATTTCATTTTCTGGCTCAATGGAGACAGATGAATTTACTAGATTTGTCAAGAGATTTACTTCTAGAAATGCCACAAATGTTGGCAAGCGCCCAAAGATAGTTGTAACATACAATGATCTAATCAGAGATAATCACGAAAATTTCTTTTTTAATGAGCAGGGTAATCTATTCTTATCTAACAATGTTAGAGGAATTCCTAGAAACATACTTTCTGGTTCATCATTGACAGAAATTAAAGGTGAAAACTGTATGATCTTAACTTTGACAACAGGATCATATGTAAAGCAGTTTAATGTTTCTCAATTTAAGCGTGGTGACAATTATGTTACTGGAACTTACTACACATCTTTTACATTAAATAGTTTTGAAAATGACAATGTTTATAACAGCTTAATGACATCCGGATCAATCATCTTTGACGAAGTGTGGGGTTCAAATGATGGAAAAGTTGCTTACTTGTCAAGCTCTTTGACAGTATATCGACCCGACACAGCACAATTTGACATAGACCTAGAACGTATCACAGTTAGCATGACAAACATGAGAACTTCATACGAACAAAATGAACAATATCGCTTTAGAGTCTTTGTAGAAGATATTACGAAAGAATTTATTGCAAGAAAACTACCAATTGAAAATAAGGGAATCTTTGTAGAAGAGATTTATTACCAGGTTAGAGATACTGATCTCAACGAAGTCCTAATACCATTCCATAATCCTGGAACAGCTGTATCGAATGACACTGTTAGTCATTACTTTGACTTTAATATGATCTCACTACCCAGAGGAAGAACTTATACATTTGATTTCAAGATTCTTCGAGAATCTTCAGAGATTATTTTTAGAGATATTGCAGCAAAGTTTAGAGTGAACTAAAATGCCATCTAACGCTACTAGAACAAATCGACCTACTGTTTTTACAACAAATTTGAAAGCAAATTCGCTGTCAAATAAGATCGATGATGTTACGATACAGAATCAACAAGCGAGCAATGTTGGCAATACTGGTTCTTTTAGATATGACCAGATCGGCGCGGCATTAAAGTCAACTCAAGAACTAAACATTGATTACACAAAATTTGAAAATCACACATTCTTTAATTCAGCAGTTGCAAAAGTCAATGTTGCATTCGATAGAATAATCAATAACTACCCATTTGATTCTTCAATAAAAGACATACAAAACTACGAAGACAGCCTAACAGGTTATGAAAGATATATTCTTTCACAATTTACCAAGAATAACAACTTTTTGTTATTTGATGGTTCGTCTTCTATCAATGTAGTCGACGCAGCAGGTGTAAATTTTCCTGACATCTCAAAAGATAGCACGGGCATTAGCGTTTTAGATCCAAACACTAATAATTTCTCTTTTGAGATGTTTTTATATCCAGCACAAGAAACAAATGATAATCAAATCATCTTGCAAAAGAGAAAAGATGAGAATAATGCAATAACAATTGCTTTGTCTCAATCATTATCAACTGATCAATGTAAAGCTTTATTTGCCGTATCTAATGGTATTTACTATGCAACAGCATCAGCAAATATCCAAAAAGGCTCATTCAATCATCTGTATGTAGAATATAGAGCAGAAGATGCAACAGGCTCACTTAAGATCTTTAGCAATTTAGAGAGAGTTTCGTTAGAATCAGATTCTATTGATTTTGGTGGTATAGCATTTAATAGTGCACCCTTGCTGATTGGATCGGGCTCAACACATAAAGTAGGAAGTTACACATTTACACCAAAGCAGCAACTATCAGGTGCACTTGATGAGCTTCGTTTCTATCATGACACCATCGATCAAGAAACGCTTGCCTACAATTGGAAAAAAGAAATATACGCAACTTCTGCACTAAAGCTTTACTTCAAGTTTAATGAGCCATACGGCACTTATGGTGCTAATGATGTCGTGCTAGATTATTCGGGAAATTCACTACATTCATATATTGAAAATTTTTCAACAAATCTTCGTCAAGGGGCAGGACTCGCAAACCCAATGATTGCTGAAGATATTGAAAGATGTCCTGTATTATTTTCTGACTATCCGGCAACATTTCAATTGAATCAAGATCTGCTTGAAGAAGCAAGAGCTTATGATGCTGAAAATCCTAATCTTATTACTAAGCTAATTCCTGCTCATTACCTTCGTGAAGGTTATACATCACAAGGATTTACAGATGAAGATGGCACAATTGGGAATAATCTGACGGGGGCGTCAATGCCCGGCACAGGTGTCATTGGATCACCTCAAATTATCACATCTATGCTTTTAGTTTATGCAAAATTCTTTGATGAACTAAAGATGTTTGTGGATCATTTTTCCAATCTTGTGCATGTAGAATACAATCAAGATAATTCAATTGCAGATAAATTTTTGCCATTTTTAGCAAACTATTATGGTTTTGAAATGCCATCAATGTTCAAGACTGCGCTTGAAGAGCAATTCTATGATGGCAGAAATGTTACTCAAAATGATCAAAAACTTGCACAAAATCTAGACTACGTTAGAAAGCAGCTGTGGCGACGGATGCTCGTTAATATGTCAAGCATTATGAGAGAAAAAGGAACAAATTCATCAATTCGATCCTTGTTCCATGCAGCAGGAATAATTCCTGAAAACTTCTTCACGATACGAGAGTTTGGTGGGCCTAAAAAGAATTTCTTAACTGGACGTAGAGAGACAAAAACTGAAGTAGCGTCAATGCTAGACTTCTCAGGAAGTTTAGCAATTTCTGCAGGAACAATTGATTCACAGGGCTTTTCATCAACAAAACCACATATTGTAGGCAGTTATCTATCAGGATCAAGAATCGAGCCAGGATACCCAGGTATTCAGGGAAGCACCTCGGACGGTCTCTTTACATCAGGATCATTTACGATTGAAGGTACATATAAATTTTCACCAAAACAGACCAGTTTCATCACAGAAAGCTTGATGAGATTGCATGTTACAGGTACGGTACCACTTATTCCAGCACAGAGCGTAGTTTTAAATGTTATTGCTACATCTGGGTCAACAGATGCAGAGAAAACTTTAAAACTATATGCACGACCCGATGCTTTAAGCACAGCATCAACTATGATTCTTCAAATAACAGGTGCAGACTTATTTGATGGCGACAAATGGAAAGTAGCAGTTGGGCGTTATAGAAATGATGAAATTGGTGCACTTTCTTCATCATATTACCTTAGAGTAGGTAAAAATATAGACACAGACACGTATGTGATGTTCACAACGTCATCATACTTTTATGATCAATCATCGTTGAATGTCTTTCAAAATATTAATACATACAATAAGTCGGGCTCATTTGTCGTAATCGGATCGCAAAGTCTAGCAACAACCAGTTATTTTTTAAATAATATTGCTGATGCGTCTACAACCAATTTCTCGGGCAAAGTTGCACAATTAAGAATGTGGTCAAAAGCACAATCAGATGCTGAATTTATCGAGCACGTTCGTAACTACAAATCATTTGGCGTTGATAACCCATTAATTAATTACTCATTTGATTCAACGACAACAGGATCATTTGAAAGAATGCGTTTTGATCTAAGCATAGATCAAGTGATCACTTCATCTAATTTATCAGGTCAAATACAGATTTTTGATTTTAGCCAGAATAATCTAGCTGCGCAAGGTAGTTCATTTGAATCTAATTCAAAGGTAATTAAGCCAGAAACTTTTTATTACACTCATCTTGCTCCTAACTTTGATCAAAGTGCAACAGATAATAAAGTTAGAGTTAGAAGCTTGCAGAAACCAGAAGATTATCCTAACATACCTGCTAGATTGGCACCCGTCTATGACATTATTAGAAGTGAAGAACCCGAAGATGATCGTCGTTTCTTGATCGAATACTCGGTTGTCAAAGCATTAAATGAAGACATGGTGAGATTATTGTCCGACCTTGATTTCTTTAATAATGCTTTAGGAAAGCCTTCATATCTGTATGATGAATACTATCCAGAAATTGATCAACTTCGAAAAATTTACTTTAATAGATTAACGGACAAATTGAACTATAGAGTCTTTTTTGATCTTTTCAAGTGGTTTGATACGTCTTATACGACGCTTATTGAATCATTAATGCCCAAGAAGACACAATTTTTAGGCATCAATTACACAATTGAATCACATATGCTTGAAAGACACAGAATGCGCTACCTATACGACCAGCAGTACACAATTGGCACAGTTTCTGTTTCTAATGAAACAGGAATTAGCTTTGAATCTGGTATAATCAAATAAATAACATTATGTCATACACACCTTTTAACGAGAATCCTGGCTATAAGAGAAATAACACTAACAAAGATGGAATGGACATTAGTCCTGTAGAACAACTTTTACAGGGAAATGAAATTAGAGATCCGCTTCGACTTCGTGTGGGTGTATTACCTTATATGGGAATGAGAGCAATTCGCGTAAATGCCGACGGTTTCATTGATAAATCATTAGAAATCAACGACGTTGGGCAGAATGTTAGAGCATCAACCACGTCATTTGTGGATACCACAGAACGTTGGACACCAGCACAGATCATTCAGAGTGATTTAGCAGAAGGCTTTCTAAAAGAAATTGCAACACAACAAGAAATTGATGAACAAAAATCAGATATTATAAGTGTCTTTGAACCTGATGGGCTAGAAGTTCCTTTCACGTCAAGAGGTGTTAAGTCAAGCATTAATTCTTCTAACTCGTATCGAGGAAGTCCATTAATGTCTCAAAGATACCATGATGCGAAAGGTAAGAATGATTTTCTTGATGGTCAAGAAGAAATTTTAGGTATCGCCGTACCAGCCATCCAGTCAACAGATAACTTAATACTTTTATCTTTTGATGACGCCAAAACAGACGATACAGATCGATTCGGAATCAATATTTTAAATCAAGACGCAGATTTGTATGATCGTTATGCTGCGGGAGGCTTTGTGTATTCTGGAAATGTTCGGGATTCAATTGCTTTTGGCGGTCTAAAAGGTTAAAAAATGTCTACTAAATTCTTAAGAAAAACAACAAGACGTCTAATAAGAGACTTTGATCAATTTCAAAGTGTCTACCCACAGCTTATTAGATCTTCTGATCCGCTTAATAATGGAATAGATAACCAGACAAAGTTTGAAGACAATCAGACGATTGTATTTTCAACAAATTCAACGTCATTTCCTTCTATGAATCCTGTGGGTATGTCAAACTTACCATCGAGTTCAATTAATGCTAGCGTTAAATTAACTGCCAAGTCTATTGAACAATACCCAAAATTGCCCGGTGAACTTCAAGAAGCTGCACCATTTAATGAATCTTTGTTCAATCTTCCAGCAATTTATGAAAATACAGCATCAATAGCGCTAGCACCAGGCTTTAGTATTCCTGTAAGAAATAAGATAGCAATTCCTATTGATATTACAGCTAATGAAGAACATTATCTTTTTAGATTAAATTATGATGATACTAATGCTGATCCAGAAGGTGAATTTTATGGAAAAGCAAGTACAGGATTTTGTTACTATAATTTTAATGAAAAGAAATGGGAAGACATAGGGCTTACAAGCAATTATTACTCTGGTAAATTAGGAGACGCATCGAAAGCAGATAGTACAACAATCGATGGTCAAAATTACTTCATGTCACAGTTTATAGGGACACCGAACAATTCTGCACCATTCAATCTTTCCACCATTAGAGCATTAAATGGGTCTTTTAAGTACCTTGGATATGATAAAATTGGTTCACCGACGGAATTTTTTGATGCGCCACAAGCAACAAGATATTATGCGACATCTAGCCAAGGTCTAGATTTATCAAATTATATACAACAACCTTTCTATCTTGAGAGGATAGATGTTAAAATACCAATTGTTGCTAGAAGAAAGCATGGTGAACAACTTGGCGGACCGACTGATCCATTTGAATCATCTCTTCGCGACATAGATAATCTTGTCTTTTTTATGTATAGACAAACTAACGACAATGAACCAACTAAAACACAGCGTTTTCTAATTGCGCACGAATCTTTAAGTTTCTACAATAGTGCAATCAACAAAGGATTGAGCTATGACACACATAATCCTGTTTTTAGTCACGACTTTAAGTTATCAATTTCTTCTAGTGCTGAAAGCATATTTACAGGATCAATTATGTTCTCGATGTATCCAAAAATCACATCAACTAATTTTGGTGGAGTAACATCGTATACATTTTTTGATACATCAGCTTCAAAATTTAAGGGTTGCAATGTTCTTAATTACTGGACAGGCCCAATGCTTTCTGCGCTATCAAGCAGCATCAATGCAGTGTCTGGAACAATTAGCAATATAGATAGAAACAGTTTTTGGAAAATTAGTAATAAAACTGAGCCTAACGTTATTTTTGATGCTAAGCTCAATCCTGATCAACGTTTCTTGACAAACTACGCAACTGGCTCAATCTTACCTGCTGTTGCACCCACAAATACAACTCTCGCTCCCAATGAAATAAAAAAATTGAGTAGTGCTAATTGGTCACAGACAAAAATGCCGTACCTGCTGATGTCATCAGATCAATTAATCTTTGGTCTTGAATCTGATATAAATTCTAAGATTAGAATAAATGGTAACTACGCAGATGGATATGACACCTCTCTTTTAAGCCAGACTAGCTCTTTCTTCAAAGTGTTGACCAATGCAGCACAAGTAACACTTTACGGATCATTAGTACAAGAAGGAGTTGCTAGAACACATAATTCTATCAATCAAAATCTGATCTCACCTGCTGTACATGAAATTATTACAAACACACAAGATGATACTGATCAATTTGTTATTGATGAGAGATCGTTGTACGTAGGAACGTATCTAGATAATTTTATGACAGGTTCCATGATACTAGGCAATAGAGCAATAGCTCAAAGCATAATTGATGGACCGCAAATTTCGTCAGGATCATTTATACGTTGCCTATCGCTCTCAGACAAAGAGAAGACGTATTTTGAAAATGGCCCATCTTCATTGTTTGGAATATTTTATTTTCCATATTCAGGTGGAAAAAATCCTAAAAATTACTTTAGATCCAACAGATACGGCAATGTTAGAGACATGCTTGAACAAGCAAAAGATTACAGAATTTTCAATAAATCACTCTACAAGAAATCAGGCGGATTCGAAGATCAAGGTCCAGTCTACGCACAGTTTGTATTGTCATCATCAGAAACACCTACGTCAGCTTCACTGACACAATGCAATAATCTTAGCCCGTTTATGACTGGAACATTCCCGTTTAATGATAGTATCTCTGGATCTTTATCAAGAGGACCGTACACATCACCTGTAAAGAATAATCCTTTCATACCCATAACTAACATTTTCAAGACATGATGCCTTTGTTATAATTAACAATAGCATGTCAGGCATCTTAGACACAAAAACACGAATCATGGACGTCCTTCTTACTGTCGAAGGGCGTCGCCAGCTCGCAGCAGGAAAGTTTGTCCCACAATTTGCATCCTTTACAGATCGCCACTTATTCTATGCAAAAGATGCTGTGAGCGGATCTGATGATGCTTCTGCTTACATTTATTTTGAAGCAGAAAATCGAAATCAAGATCAAATCGTTATTGAGAACGATGATAGCGGAATGCTTGTCCCGTACGATGGTACAACAACAAGAGTATCTTCAGACGGAAAAGTGTATTCTGCGTCGATAGAGACTTTAACATCCCCGACTGGTATAGGAACTTATAATCGAGTTAATTACAATCTTGTTACAAGCTCATTTGGGTCAATGTTCGAGCTTGTTAGCGGATCTATTCTTGATAGTCTAACAATGCAGCAGATTATTAGAACAAGATTTTCTTATGAAAAATACAATAATTTTTCACTATCAACGGGATCAATAACCTTTAGAAAAGATAATTTTATACCATTTCGAGGTGTACAACCTGTCGGCCAGATAGGATCATTAGATCCATTTGTTATTGATAGACAGCTTTCTCATCTTGATAATTTTCAATTTTTAGCGCCTGTTTATATTGATGGATCAAACATACAACAGAAATTAGGAAATTATGATCCAATCACTGAGGTTGATCCGCTAACATATGATGAACTTTTAAGAAATCTCGTAGGCACTGATCCGCAAGTACCACTCAAACAAAAACTGGTAGTAGAATTTGCAGAAACATCAATCTCAAGTAACGTGTTCATGCAAATTTTTGAGGGCACAACATCTGATAGCATGGGTGTTTCAATGCTTAAGAAGCTTGATTGCATTGATTTCGGCGAATTTAAGGACGAAAACGACAAAGAACGCCCATTTAAAAGGGTATTTTTTATTGGGAAAGTTTATGCAAACGACAATACTGCTGGTTACCAGGCACCTGCATTTGTTAATCTTTTCACAATAGTGGCGGAATAAATGAACACAGTAAACAGTGATCTAATCACAATCATTAAAGACATGCCACAATCTAGCATTGACTTAAATGTCGTAACGATAGATGATAAGCAGTATTATGAGTATCATGTTAAATTTCTAATTGACCAGATAGCAGCATACGCAGCCGATATTAGAACAATGAAAGTAGATATTGCGTATAGACGTGTAGGAAAAACTTTTGCTTTGCTCGGTGGAAAAACATTTGCAACTACAAGTGAAATTAATCAACAACTGCTTAATAGTAAGAAAATTAGAACAGAATTTGTCAAAGATCGCAATCAAGAACAACAAAACAGTATTATCATTTCAAGAAATGCAGATATTTTTTCTCGATCAAAGAAATTAAGCAAATTTCGCCTACAAAGTACTAAATACGTTGATCTTGCATCTATCGTAGATAGTTTTGAAACTGCGCCACGTTTGCAGAGTAGTCAAATGACAACTTTGATCGCGTCTGATCTTATTAAAGATTCCCCACCGACTAGCACAAATAAAAATAATGTAGCGTTATATTCAAATTTGACACTACAGGGCAAAGATCCTGCTGCACACATTGTAGGCGCAAGCTTAATTGAAGATGCAACATCAGTCAGGAAAGGTATTGGGAAATTAATTCGTCCTCGTCAAAGTATTGCACCTGCATTTACAATAACAGCGTCAAATCAAGACAATAAAAATAATCTTTTGCCTGCTGCGCTAACTGTACAAAAAATTCAAGATTTGACGACGGACGTAATCATCCCTTACACGTTTAGAATTCCTGCATCAATAACTTTTCCTAGTGGAAAATTTTCCATCATTTGTTCTATCAGGAAGGCAAATGGTGATCTCGCTCAAAAAGTTGATTTTAACGTTAATCATTCTAGACAGTTAATTGAGTATAATATACCCAAGACTTTACCCAAGACTTTTGTACAATTTGTCAATAAGACAACAGCACAAATCAATATTTTCAACAGAGATCCAAGAGTATCAAGCGTTAGAGTTTATAATCGTGATATTCCCACATATCAATCTGTGTCTGATCAGGCATCATTTAGAAATATTGCAACAATAGCGTCAAATTGGAAAATACAGACATCTACATCAAGGCTTCTAATAAAATCTACTACTAATAAAATTATTAGAACATTGCCTGTCCTAACAACGGGTGTTGTTCTAGGAAATTTTGATAGTAAGACACATAATGTACGTGATGATCTTGTTGGCGGCACAGTAGTTGCAATTTCAAATAAAGGTAATGTCACAGTAAAGTTGTACAACTCTCCTGCTGATTACAAATACGTGCAATTTGCAAAAAGATCGCTAGATAGAAAGCAAAAAAATTGGGCCATGATTCAAAATCCGTACAAACTCACAGACGGAACAATCTCTATTGAAGATGCCGATGTGCTTAATGAAAGAACGTACGAATATGCAGCATTTTTGCAAGATTCACATGGTAATATCAAAAGAGCAAGATCAACCTCGATTGTTAAAGTAATAGATTACACTTCGGGAACGGAGGTGACTGTTACACAAAAAAATACAACTGTCACCAATGGTAATACAACGACGACTTTTAATATTGCTGTAAGTCTCGTAAAAGACAGTGATACAACATCAATACTCAATGCCACCAAAGAACAAGGAATAGACGCTTATTTCCAGCAAGAGACACAAAAACTATCAGGAGATTTGACATCTATTACTAAAGTAAACATTAGAAGAAAATCTCTTGATACGGGTGAAATTAAAGATCTAGGATCTATTGCACCCGGAGAATATACAGATACAACATCAGAAAATGTTGTTTATATTTTTGAAGGTCTTCTAAGAGGGCAGGCAGACTTATTTGAAGAAACGGGCGCAGATAAAATATCACCACGCGCCTCTAACCCAAGAGACGCCCTACAGAGAAGTCAAATTGTGTCATCAACATTGACAAAAACGCAACAAATTAGTAAGATTAATTACACACAGAAATTCTTATCTAAGAAGTCTATGCTTAGAGGAACTCTGTCTTATGGAAATACTAAGGTTACTGATATAGATGCATCTGGCTTTTTGCAGGGAAGACTTGGAATTACCGTAACGTCTTTAGTTACAAAACCAGACACAACAGCTAAGATTGGTAATTTTGATTTAATTATTGCTGATGATAATAGACGTCTCTTGTCATTTGATGTGAAAAATACAACAACACAAAAGAATATTGATTTTTTCATAATATCATCGTCTAGAGGTGGTGTAAGATCTGTAATTGGCGCATGTCACTATGTAGATGATAATGTACGTCAGCATTTCCTAGATGACAAAACTCATCTCAAGACAGGACAAATAACATATATCATCACACCTGTTAAATTTGATGGAACAACTTTGAGCGAGATAACAACACAACAATTCGAGGTGATGTGATGGGTGGTTATAACTACAAGTCACTATTAAAATTACAAGTACAGTCAAGAAGAGATAGATCTTCTGAGAGTATTCCTGGATTAGAAACACCCGAAACAGGAGCTGGAACACGTACACGTGACCAGATGGGCTCATCCGGTGGTTCAAGTTCGGGTAACACAAGCGGCGGTGTTAGTAGCGATACAAATCAAGATGCACTCCCAAAAGGCGCAGGATCTGTACGATCGGGTGTTGGATTTGGCGGTGTTCGCAATGTTGCTTCTAGCGGTACTAGATTTGTTCGCCCCGGCGGCGCAGGCTATAGCGGTGGCACTAAACCCGGTTTAGGAAATAACAATAGTAATAGTAATAATCCCACTAATGCTGACTATGTAGCATTAGATGCATCTAAGCGCGACACGTACCTCACAGGCGCATATGGCTTGACATCACTTTACCCGTCAATTTTGCTAACATCACCCCGAACAGCAAAAAGTATAGATACTAATACAGATTTATCAACAACGCCTTTTATAATTGATCTAAATAATGAAATAAAAAAGACAGTTGAAAAAGATGTTAGAGCAGCAATTGATCAAAATGCTGCAATTTTGCAGCTCACAACGACACAATACGACCAGAATGTTCAAATTGCAAATCAATATGCTGAACTGTGTTTGCAAGCATCATTGACAAAAGATCGCATTATTAAGCTTACAAATTTAATTAATGTTAACACAACTTCAAGATTGAATCAATCACAAAACATCACAATAGATGGAAAAGATTATCAATTTTTAAAGGGTCGTGATGATGTTCTTTCATTTATGGAAAGTATTCACGAAGAACTAAGTATTGAAGATTTTACAGAAGGATCAAGCGATAGCGTCAATACTAAAGCTCTGGTCCAAACATTTAAGATTCTATACAATCAATTTTTATTAGGCGACTTCTATCTCTCCAGGCCCCATAGAACCTATCGGATGCAAAGACCAAATCATATGTGGGGGCAGGCTGATGGTAATATTAATGAAGTAATACAAGCATTGAAGACAATAAATGACAATGTTAATTTGTCAAATGTCGCAATGAGTTATTATTATAGCGACAATAGACTGACTGATCTTGTAAGAATAATTCAAAGAGACTTAATAATGCAAGCCTCAAAAGATCAAGTTAGTCTTGTCGTTTCATCACCAGCAAACACAAGTGTCCAAAATGACTTGGGTAGTCTTATTGGCAAGTACAAAGACGATAGCGTAAATGATGCTACGCTCACAGACTTTAACACAGGTTACTCTGATATTTCTGATTTTACTGCAGAACAAACACTACCTGTCGAAGCTGTACCAGTTTTTGTTAAAAATGATGGTAGCAAGAGATTTAATGTCCTAGATGTAGTCGGTGGACATGATTATCTTTTGTATGATGAGCTTTCTAGAGAGACAAATGAAGTAAATTTGGATAATTTAACAAACTTTTCAAATAGCTATTCTCAATTTGCTATTAAGCTTCGTCTTTTTTATCAACTAATTTTTAGAGATGATGAAATTAGACGCAAGTGCCTAAGCATTATAGCAGCAAATTTTATTTCATTTTTTGATTCATCTATCTCTAAAGCAGAATTTACTTCAAAAGCTAGCGGCGCAAGAATGGGAATTCTTATGGCAGCATCAAATAAAGACATCATAGCAAAACGCCTATTTGAGTATATTTGCAATCCCAGCGTTAAGTCTGCTAATGATTTACTTGGAGAATGTGAAAAAATTGATTTAATAGACAATAACGGATCTCTAGAAGTAACTACAACAGAATACGGGGATGGCGGTGAAGGACGTTTGTTCGATATTGACAACACTTATCTAACGAATAGCCAGGGAACATCTTTTGGAATGTTTCATTCAATAGCTGACGAAGTAGACAGCGCACTATCTAATGGAAAATTGAACAGCGATACAAAAACTGATAAATCATTAAACTTATCAAGAAATGCAAGAGCATTTGTATTTTACCAGCTATTCTTAAACATTCTCAAAAGATTCGATTTTCGTGTCTATTTTGATAAAGATGATATTTTTCTTGGAGATAGAGATGAGGATATCATCGAACCACAGATAAAAATTGAATATAAGCCCGCGCAAGCTTACGCCGTTAAATTCGCATTAGAAAATTATGTTAAAACGCCCGAAGAATTTGATAATTCATTAAAGACAATTCCTAGTGTGTATAGAACTGATGCTAAGACAATTTATGATGTCTACCTAGATTCAATCACTAGAAAAATCAATGATCAAGAACAAAATTGTCTAGATATTGTTAATCTTTTAATAAATCATTCTGCTCAAATCGCGCAAGAAGTAGCAACACTAAAATCTAGCATTAATGAAATTAAAAGACTTGCAAAAACTTATGGAATAAATGATAAAGAAAGTATCATGAATTCCATACAGTCAGAACAGGCTTTCTTAAAGAAAAATCTAGTTGATCGATATAAAAATCCTCTTCGTGGTGCAGCATACTTGCCATCAGCAATAGACCACAACGTAGGACAGGCAATTAACGTCAAAACAGTTGTTGCAACACTCCCTGTGCTAAATGATCCTGTAAGCGACACAATAACTAGAAAATTTCTAATTGCAGTCGGAATTCCAACAGGTCTACTTGAAAGTCTAAGATACCAGAACACAATATCAACGTCAGAACACTTATACAGTATAGATCTTGTGTTCAAGAACCTTCAAGTCTCACAGCAAGAAGAAGATGCTGCAACTGCACCTTATCCTATTTCACGCACATTCTCATCACGAATTTTTGTCAATGAAGGGTACCAGCTTGCCGACGGCCCAGATGTAAATTCAAGAGAACTTACAAATTATGATCAAATTTATGCAGCAACAAAATACAAAGTCATTGATGAAGATGGCAATTATCGTGATGCATCACCAGCAGATCTTGAGTTGATTTTAGGAAGTAGAACAGTCGTAGAAAATCATCTGCTTAGTCATTATGCTAAGCTTCTATTAAAAACCACATCAGGAATAACGTTTGACGAAGAAGCATTCGATTTAGTTCCTCAAACTCGTCGATATCCAGATGCATCACAAGACGCTAATTACACAACGATTGTTGATAGAATAGCAACCAACTATCCAGATACACCTGAAGGGCGGCTCAACAAGGAACGTGTTCTTCGTGATTTGTCAAGAGCAATACCGCTTGCACCCGAACAACATAAAATTTCAATGATGGTATCAAAAATATTTGAAAGAATACATGTAATACCCGTCGATATTGATGAAGTTATTGAAGCTTTGCAGATTACAAACAACAATATAACATTTTTAGATGTTGTTGTTAAGATACGTCTTGAAGACAGTCAGCCTCCCATGACATTTAGACAATCACCGACCCGTCGTAGTTATACTCAAGCAGTTACTGATGCAGCGTCGGCCTTTAGGCAAACAGACATTAGCATGCAAAGTGCAGACAAGGTAGGTTTAAATAAAATGGCAGAGACAAGTAAGAAATTTAGTGGAATTATGGGAGGGCGCAGAAGATGAGTGAATCCAACTTTTCAAAACCTGCTTTGCTAGTTGATCTTCCAGAACCGAAAAATATAAACTCAGAGTTTGTCTATAATTTCTTTTCTGCTGATGAGCGTACTAATGAATCATCTGTTCCCTACGGTGGCGGAGGATTCACATCAACAAATGTTGATTTGGGCACTTCAATATACACAGACAATGTTGCAACATCTGATATTACTGATAGCAATCTTAGATCATTTTATGGAAGAAAAGCTATTTACCCAAGATTTGTTAAAGTTGCTATTCAAAAACCTGATGTTGAAATTAATAGGTCGCTAGTAGTAAATAAGACAGATATAAAAAATGCGGATATTTCAAGAGAAGCAGCGCTAAATGTCTTCGGCAGAGTGGGTGTTAGTATAATTGATACATCACTTGATAGAACAGTATATGCATCACTATCAGGTTCATTTGAACAAACAACTACAACAGAAATTGAGAGTGCATCATCAAGAATTCTTGATGCTATTGTTAATAGCATACAGCCTGATGGGTACAGATATGCAGAGACAGACGCCCGACGCGGTCCTGTTAATATAGTTGAAGAATCTTTGCAAGGTCTTGATTACGGATTTTCTTATTTACCAAATATTGCAGGTACAGTGGCAACAGTTAGTCTTAATTCATCAAAAAATATCTACGCAGATGAGATATCAAGTACAGTTAATGATCTAACGAATATACAAGCACAAGCAATCGCTTCTAGTCAACCTTACATCTTAAAAACATCAGATTATGAAGCTGATTTTAATTTCTTAGATAGACTTGCAGCAACGTGGGATAGTAACAAACCTAAAAACTTTTTGATCGGCTATATTTTCCAGAAATTTGGAACAAATTCTGATGGATCAGAATCAATTTTTAATGAAAAATTAGTCTTTAATCCAAATATAACTTCATTTTTAGATGCAAATGTCGCATACGGAAAGAGATACAAATATAGAGTATTAGCGCTTTACGCATGTATGTTTCAAATGAATCAGCAGACTTTTAACGGCAGAGGAAGTGAAGAAGATCGAATTGTCACTAAATTTGTCTTGTTTGCGTCAAGAGGTGTCGATACAGCTGTTATTTGCGAGGAACATATCGCACCACCCCCACCTGTAGATCTTGCTTTTAGATATCGAGCTGATAATACAGGTCTAAATGTCACATGGAATTTTCCAATTAACTTACAAAGAGATATTAAGAAATTTCAAGTTTTTCGTCGTAGAACAACAGCTGAACCATTTCAGCTAATTAGAGTGTACGATTTTGACGACTCAGTTGTTAAAACTCCCGATCCCGAGTTGGTGCCATCCAACTTAATAACACGTAGTTTGTTGCCAACAACACTTCATAAAGACACAGATTTCACCAAAAATAGTAAATTTATCTATGCTATCTGTGCCATAGATGCACATGGCTTTACATCAAACTACTCAGTACAACTTGAAGCAACATATGACAGATATCGGAACAAAATAAACACGCGAATTATTTCAAGATCAGACGCGCCCAAGCCATATCCTAATATTTTTCTTAATCAAGACACGTTTGTTGATACCATGAAAATGTCTGGATATACTAGACTTAATTTATACTTTGATCCCGAGTATGTTGAAATTACAAATAGCGATGGCGTACCGCAAAATCACATAGTCACTACAAGAACACGTGAAAATGACAACTTATACAAGCTGATGATTGTCAATACAGACTTCCAGCAGAGTCAAACACTTGATATCAAGATTGACGATAGTTATGTCCAGCCACCGGTTATCACGCCGTCTACGGCACGTGTTTTTAGTCCCACATAACATTTAACTTGTAGCTTCACGCAAAGAATATTTAGAAACAGGTGTACAAATGGGTTTTCTCAATCAAACAACAAATAACATCATCGTTGATGCAGTTTTGACAGACTTGGGTCGTCAGTTTCTTGCAAGAAACGACGGTAGTTTTAATATTGTTAAATTTGCCTTAGCAGATAATGAAGTTGACTACACGATCATCCAGCAATACGGTAAGCTTGTTGGCAAAGACAAGATCGAGAAGAACACGCCAGTGTTTGAGGCGTCAACGAATGCAAACATTGCTCTCAAATACAAGCTTGTAAGCATATCAAATCCTGCCTTAACAATTTTGCCGTCACTTGCGCTTGATTATGGCTCTGCTACTGTTAATTCAAATGTTCTGTCAATTTCTCGTCTCACGCAGAATCCAACAGCAACAATTACTGTTAAGCAGTCAATCACACAAGGTAGCTTTGTTTCGCCAGAGCTTATTGATAATGCATTTGAAGTGCGTGTCAATGATCTGTTTCTCGGTCTGCAAAATCTTGTGCCTGATTCGGTTGATGCAAGCAATAATGCAACATATCTTGTTGACAGATCTTCGGCACTGTCGAGCGCAAGTGAAGCATCAGGACAATTTACTTTACGTCTTAAGACATTTTCTCAGACACTGTTTGACTCATATAAGTCAAGTGGTCTGAATGTTGTTAGAACATATGTTAGAATTACCGGCATCAATTCAGGTGCTGTTAAAGAATTTGAAGTAAGGATCAGCTAGGATAAAAAATGCCCACTTTTAAAGAGATAACTGCAGCAGATATCAAAACTAGCAGATCAGCACTCAACCAGCTGGTCGATGTCATACAGAATGACATTTCTGGGTCAAGTACCCGTAAAAAATATCAAGTATTTGTTACGGGCGGTATTGGACCAGGAGTAACGTCATCTTTATTTCAAACTGTCTTTGATCAAGACTACACACTACAGACAGCAAACGAAGTCTTAGATTTGACAGTTGGATTATTCTCTGGAAGCGCGACTGTTGCAAGTAGTTCAACAGGCGTAGACACAGCTGGAAAACTACTTTTCCCATCGCAGTCTTTGATGATGAGAGAAAAGATTAACATTTATCGTCAATTTGCACAAACACTTTTAGGTGATGCAGATGCGCAATTCTCAGCACCTTTTAGCAGCCCAGGTACAACAGATTATGTTGATGAAGCAATTTTCATTAATGTTAAGCGTCTATTTGCAAGAGATAAAATTAAACCACAAACATTTGCAATGCAATTTTACACAGCAAGTGTAATTGACGCAACAACACCTACATACCCAGATTATTCTAATATCGATAGAACGTCGACATCGGGTTCAGCCATCTTTACAGATGCAGGCAAAGGAACACAGTTTGGCTTTGGTGGCCAGGTTGGTGATGTTGCTCTATCAACTGACTCGAATACAATTGTCGGTAACATCTTTTATGATCAGGGCATTTTAGTCTTGGACGCTAAGAAGGCTATTTCTGGATCACAGCATGTCTCTGGCACAATTGACGCGATGTCATCATTGGGAACAGCAGTCATAGGAAGCAATACCGGCAACCCAAGCGCAAAATTTATTCCTGACTTCTTCGTATCAGCATCTATCGACGACATAGTTGATCACTTTGCGTCTTGTCGCTTTAGCAGTGGGTCACTCACAGCATTGACATTCCAGAATGTTACAAACATTAATTCAACACTTGTATTTTGTCGTGCTACTGCTGATGAATTTAACTACTCAGCAAATCCAACATTCACAGATGCAAATGGTAATATTATTGTAATTGATGATCCCACGACAGATCGTACATTTAGCTATATTACAACTGTGGGCCTCTATGACGCAAACGACAACTTGCTTGCAGTTGCAAAGATGAGCAGGCCAATTGAGAAGAACGACGAGAAAGACTTGACATTCCGCATTCGACTCGACTTCTAAGATGAGGGAGAACGATGTCATTTATCAAGCTACAGCCTGAGAACTTTGACACGTTCTCTCTCACGCTTCGCCCTAGAGCTGAATTTGTATCATCGTCAAACGGCATCACGGGATCTGTACGATTAATTGAGCGTCCTAGTAAATTATTAAAAGAAGAGATTGCCACAGGTGAAAGAGGCACTTCATCTTACAGAGAAGTACCTGTTGGACCGCTGTATATGGAAATTGTTAGACGTGCTATGTCGACAGATCCTTCATCTTATGCACCTGTCTACTTGGATGCAGTTCATTCATCATCTGTTAGCAGAAAGAATGATATTGTAATACCTGTACAGCGCATAACACAATCAATTGATTTTGATCGAAATTCATTCACTAAATCAACGATTAAAAATGTGTTAATGCCCCAATATCGTTCTGTCTATGCGGATTGTGATTATTCATACAAGAATTATCATACAGTTAATTTTTTCACTGCATCTACAGTTGCAAGTGACAGTGCAATCATCTATCCTAATATAGCTGACCAGTATACATTGAATGATGCTTTTAGTTTTGATTTCTATATCAATCCTCGCTATTTGGCAGATCAAGGTACAGATTTCAAAGCTGGTACAATACTACATATTTCATCTTCGCTATGCGTTTCACTTTTGACAGGATCACACAAGAATGAAAATAATCAAATAGATCAATTTCGTCTTGCAGTTGGTTTTGCACATAGTGCTAACATTTCGCCAGATAATATCAATGTTTCACAGACAAATGGAACTAGAGCATACCCACAAGATCTAGTCTATGTTAGTGACGACAATGTTCTAAAACATAATAATTGGCATCATGTCACAATACGCTGGGGTAAAGACTACAACAACAGGTCGGGATCTTTTGTAGTTGATTCAACGACAACTAACTTTTATTATCCAAGCAGCTCAATTAAAGAAATAGGAATTAATACTGATACTCTAATTTTAGGTAACTTCTATAGCGGTTCAGAAAATACAGGTAATTTTTTTAATTCAAATTTGATATTTGAAGAAGGCATTGCCTTTATAGCAGGAACAACTGATCCATCGAACTTTAGCTTTTCAAACCCGTTGAATGCAGAATTGCATGAAATTAAGCTATTTAATAGAATAATCACAAATAGCGAAATTGAAAACTATAGATCAAATGGTGCCAAAATAACAGATGAAGGAATGATTTTTTATGTTCCGCCAGTCTTTACAAATTATACTGGCCGGTCACAAAAAGACTACGTAACGCCAGTCGCAAAAAGTAGTACATTACCTAGGACAGTAGGACATCGAACTCCTTTTAATATTCCTCTTGCACATAGCACACAAGTTTTTTCGCCCAATCTGCAAAACTTTTTGTTTGACCAGATTGCAAGCTCACCTGCACGTGTTCAATCTAGCGCGAAAAACTATGCACCCAGGCTTTATAAATTAACAGGATCAGTAAACACAACAATTACAGATCAATACGCAATTGATCATTTGTTAAGAGATAAAGCATTTGCTAAGCGTGCTTATACAATATTGCCATGTGATAATGGGTTCATAACACCAAATTTTTCATTGCTAACTACTGCAGGAAGCGGATCATATCAGCAATTTTTTACTGCTGAGGGTATTGATTTAACGTCGATATCTCTTTTAAACACTGATACAACTGTAAATCCTGCGGCACAGGGCACAGGATCAGTTGATAACATTAATAATTTTTTAACACCCGATAATTTTAATTTTAGCACATCATATTACGCATCAACAGGAAAAGGAAGTTTAGGAACAATCACATCATTGTATTCGTTTGGTACGACGTCATCGTTTGCAGATACATCCAGCAATCTTTCAACAATTTATCAAATTAGTAATCTTTATTATGGTAATCAAATTTTTCCAGAATCATTCACAATTTTATCAACGGCATTGACAGGATCTGGTGGAAAGATTAATATTACATTAAAAGATAACGGATTTGGTGGCCTCTATCGCGCAGATGCTATAACACCTTCTCCAACTTGGGCAACAGTCGGCAATCTCTTCTACAATGAAGGTATTGCAATTATTAAATCGCCCCATCTCTATAACTTCGGTAAGGATAATTTTTCTGTCTCATTTAATGGCCACCAGAATATCCACACATATACCATAGATGCTATCTGTCCAGCTGGAGAGATTAATTCGTCATCTAATCCGAGTTACCTATCATTCCCGCCAACAAATGAACAGAATGAAACGGCAGATAACTTCGTGTACATCACGGGCATTAATATTCACGATGACAATTTCAACGTTATTATGAGAGCAAACCTGGCACAACCTGTGCTCAAGAGGCCCGATGAAGAATTTCTCTTTCGTCTCCGCTACGATATGTGACACTATACTTGGGCTTGATATCTCTACGTCTTGCACGGGTTACGCATTAGTGACCGCAGATCAAGGCACATTTATTGAGATTGGCTATTTTAAGCTCGATAAGTTTGATGATTTTTTCGACAAATGCGACGCATTTAGAAGCGCGTTGGCTGATGTCCAAAAGCACCATCCTGGTATCAAGAAGATTTGCATTGAAGAAAACTTGCAAGCATTTCGACCAGGATTGTCGTCTGCAAAAACGATCAACACGCTCGCACGTTTTAACGGCGCCGCTTCTCTTATTTCCTACGAAGTTTGTAATAATCTGAAGCCCACATTCCTCAATGCAACATCAGCAAGATCAAAGTTGGGAATCAAGCTCGATCGAAAATCAGAAGTGACGACAAAACAACAGATCTTTGAGTTTGTCAAGCCACAAGTTGACATTGATTGGCCGGTGACTAAGACAGGTAAGGTCAATACAGCGTGCTATGATATGGCAGATGCGTACGTTCTTGCTCGTGCAGGTTGGTTGAACATATAGAAGACACATCTTACTATTAAGATATGTCAACTGTCACATCAACCGATAAGATTCGTTTCCTACGCGGAATTTTTCGTGACATCCAAGTATCACGCGACGGAAATGACGCAGCGGTTCCATGCCCAAATTGCAAGACGCAAGACAAAAAGAAACTGTCAGTCAATATTGACACGTGGAAATATCATTGTTGGGTTTGCGGAATAAAAGGTAATAATCTTAGATCCGTATTTAAGCAATATTACTCACCCGAAGTTCTTGCAGCATTTAAGTCTCAATTCGGCGGTAATGATGACGATGCTTTAGAGGTAGAAAAACCTGTTGAAGTTGTTACACTACCAAGCGGAATTTGTCCAGTACCACTCGTCAAGACATCAAGAGATCCAAATCAGCGCGCTTGTTACACTTACCTCACAAAAAGAGGAATTACTGAGCGTGACATGTGGTACTGGAAAATGTGCACAAGTAAAGAAGGAAGATTCGATCGTCGTGTAGTCATACCATCGTTTGACTCGACAGGTGATCTCAATTACTATGTGTCAAGATCAATTGATGATGATACACGCCCACGTTACGTTAATTCAAAAGCCAATAAGACAGAAATCATTTTCAATGACTTGATGGTTGATTGGTCGCAACCCGTTGTGCTTGTTGAAGGCGTGTTTGATGCAGTCAGAGTAGGGCAAAATGCAATTCCTATTCTTGGATCTTATCTTCCACAATCGGCAGCACTATTTAGTAAAATAGTTGCGCATGAGCTGCAAGTGACTCTTGCACTTGATCCTGATGCAATTGATAAGTCGCACAAGATTGCGCAAGATTTTTTCTCATTTGGCATTGATGTTAGACAAGCAGATATTAGCGGATATAAAGATATTGGTGAAATGCCTCGAGAAGTTGCACGTCAAAGAATTGCAGAAGCAAAACCTTGGTTAAAAAAGACAGGAATGCTTCACAAGATAAGCAA